TCAATACGCATTGGGCAAGATCAAGGCCACCAAAACCGTTGAGCAACTGGATAAAGTTGAGGTATTACTCACTCAGTTATATGATGCTGAGTTTTTAACGGGTAGCGAGTTTAGCCGCTTAGACTGTAAGCTGGTAGATCACTCCCTAAAGTTAGAAGGCATTTTAGCATAGCCTACTGATGAGCCTGTGAAACTCAGGCGAAACCCTTCGGGGTCTAGGTACTAATAAAACTTAATCAATTGGAGAATAATATGTCTACATTTAGAATACAACGAACACGAAAAGCCCCCGTTGCTATGTCTCAGAAGACAAACCTTAACACTTGGCGCGACATCTTTGACAGCATGAACAAAGGTAACTGGTTTTTAGTGACCAAACCTAACTATAGAAAGGTTTCAATGGCAGCAAACAAGTACGTAAAAGGAAATTATAGGCTTTATAAGCACCCCTCAAGAAAAGATTGCCATGTTTTCTTGAAAAAGGCTTGACAGGTTTCCAGATAGGGGTTAAAATCCTTAGGTATCCTAAGGCAACTTTAGAATATTACTTTAATAGTATATCTTAAAGAGCCTTAGGTATCCTTAGGGGAACTAAGAGAAACATAGAATAGGAATAAAATTATGTCTAAAAACATAAGAGAATCGTTTCAAGCCTTCATAGGCACGGGGATCATCTTCGGGTTTGTCTTAGCCTTTGACCTGATAGGGGCTTCGCTATGACAGTTAAAGCAACCAGAGAACAGATCTTACAGGCTTATGGAGTCTTGCACCAGCTGCAAGATGATCCATCTACAGGCAAGTATTTTAAAGCAACCCTTAAGGAGTGTATGGATTTATTAAACAGCTTTCAGCGTGCTAGGTTGTACGAAAATGATAACGATTGAGGGCCGCACGTTCCTACTGACTCAGCAGACAGAGGCTATTGCCTTTCTTGAGGGTATGCTTTACGATTTAGACAGACACGCCCTAGTGGTTGTCTCAGGGTACGGGATGCTTTTAGACGATCATTCACAACTAAAGGAGTTTTTAGACAATGAACCAAACGCATTTATTCACTGACCGTAAACACGGGCTGTTTACTAACCACGACTATTGGACTATGCACGATGGGGAGGAGATACGCTTCAACCTTGAAGATTATCAGCCCTATGAGCCGCAGAGCTGTCTGTACGAGGCGTATTTGTTTTGTGACGTTACGATAGACGGGATGTATGTAGACCCTGAGTGTCTTACAGGGGCGCAGCACAGCGCAATGATTGAAGCTTATGAGGAAGAAAAGAGGAACATGCAGGATGATTATTGAAAAAGAGCATTGTGATTATTATTTAGAGGTCTATCACTGGGAATACACTTTGGTTGATAAGGTTGTGACCAAGAAAGAAAAGAATGTTTTGTCCTTCATAGGCTTGTATCGGGACTATGATCTTGAGTTTGAGGATCAATTGACCATCTTGACCAATCTAAGAGAAAACCTCATATCAGCCTATATGAACTGGCCTGACGGTGATGTAGCAGTAGAGTTAACCATAAAAGAGGAGGGTATAAACCTATGAACATCTTTAAGAGGCTCTGGGCATTCCTATGCTTTGAGGTCAAAGAGTTATTTTCTGATATCCTATCAGGAAACCTAACGGACACAGAGAAGGACAGCTTGTTCTGGATCTTTGTCACCCTTTGGGGGTTAGTTATAGTTACTTTTTTTATATTACACGAATCAACAGGGGCGATATTTGAATGAAAATAGAATTGCTTAATAGCATGGGGTCAGACATAACAGTAGCCAATGCAGCGAGGGTGTCCTTCGCTATGGAGTCAGAGGAGTTTGGCAGTAGAGACAAGAAGCTGATTAGGTACTTGGCAGCTCACGGTCATTGGACACCGTTCGCACACGTACAGCTTCAATTTAGGATTAAAGCTCCGCTGTACACCGCTAGACAACTGCATAAGAGTTCTATTGGCTTGGCAGTCAATGAGGTTTCTAGGCGTTACGTGGACTTCGCACCAGAGTTTCACGCCCCAGAGGCATGGCGTAAACGTGCGCCAAACAAGAAACAAGGTTCACTTGATGAAACATTTGACAATGATTCTTTGTTGTATAATTCCTACTGGGACTTGATGACCAAAGCCGAAGACCTCTATTCATTCATGCTTGAGAAGGGCGTAGCTCCTGAGCAGGCCCGTATGGTCCTTCCACAGTCAATGATGACTGAGTGGTATTGGACTGGCTCTTTAGCAGCCTTTGGGCGTGTGGTGTCTCAGAGGATCTCAGAGGACGCACAGTACGAGTGCAGAGTAGTCGCAGAAAAGATTGACCAGCTACTTGTAAACCATGAGCCGATCAGTTATAGTTGGTCTTGTTTAACTAACAGGGTATAACATAATGGGTGATGAATTAGACATAACAGATCCAATGGAGGGTTATATGACCAACGAATACATGAAGAAAATAGCTTTAGAATTAGCCTATGATGAACTACACTGCTTGAGAATATCAGAGGCTCATTCTATGCTACGGGACTTCCTACAAGAAAAGTATGAATCAATGTCCCCTAGCGCCTTGTCCGCTATGTACGAAGAACGCTTTTGGTACGTGACGGGGAAGAAATAAACATGAGCAGATGCAGAGCTTGTAACAACGTGATGACGGAAACTGAGATGAAACGAAAGGATTCCAGTAGCGGAGAATATACGGACTTGTGCAGCTCTTGTTTGGTGGTGTCCGTTGAAGCGTTGCTTGAGATGGACGGGTTGGTAACGGACATTGGCACAATACAATTACTTGACGAAAGGGAGGTTGACTATATAGCGGAAGATGATATGATGTTTTATGTCCATAAGGACAATGACTTTGAAGATAACTACTAATGGAGTTTGTGTATGAATAATAAATACATTGCTGAAGGTACAGTGGCCTTTCAATCACTGCGTGAGCATGACGTTTGGCAGGGACAGTCTACGGGCAAGTACACCTTGACCTTAGGTTTGCCAGAGGACATTGCAGAGGTCTTACAGACCAACGGTGTCAAGCTGAAGGACTACGAAGGGACGGCACAACGTAAGTTTGTTAGCCAGTACGATGTACCAATCCTCAATGAAGACGGTTCGGCTTTTGAAGGTGACGTTACGCGAGGCTCTCATGTACGCATTGTGTACAGCTTTGGCAAGCCTCACCCTGTACACGGTACGTCAACCTACCTTGACCGTGTAAAGGTTCTAAAACTAGCGGACTTTGAGGGCGGTTCAACCCCCGACGAGTTCTAAGGAGTAGCTTCTCATGTCCGACAGTAAGTTTACTAGGCATGAGGAGTGTCCAAAGTGCAGTAGCAGGAACAATCTAGCCAGATATTCAGACGGTCATGCTTATTGTTTTAGCACAGACTGTGGTTACTTTGAACCTGCCACTGACACTGCGGTACAACCTTCCTCATTTACTAATGGAACCTATAAACAGGTGGTGGTAACGGAAATGACAGGAATTATAGCAGCAATACCAGACAGGAGACTGTCTAAAGACACATGCCAGAAGTACGGTGTGCGTGTAGAGTACGATCAGAAGGGTGAGATAGCAAAGCATCATTACCCCTTCAAAGACGCTAACACAAACGAGGTTGTATGCACCAAAGTGCGTATAGTGAAGGACAAACAGTTCCTCATTAACGGTAGCTACGGTAGCAATATGGGCTTGTTTGGTCAGGACACTTGCAGAGGTAGAGGCAAGTACATAACGATCACTGAGGGTGAGCTAGACTGCTTGTCAGTGTCCGAGATGTTTGACAGGAAGTGGGACGTAGTGTCCCTACGGACTGGTGCAGCCTCAGCATCCAAAGAGATCAAAGAGCAGTTAGAGTTTCTTGAGGGTTACGAGAATGTCGTGCTGTGCTTTGATAACGATAAAGCTGGTGAGATAGCCACAGAGAGCATTAAGGCTCTGTTCAGCCCCAACAAGCTGAAGATCTGTAAGCTACCCATGAAAGACCCCAGCGAAATGCTTGTGGCTAACAAGATCCGAGACTTCACTGCGGCATGGTGGGACTCTAAAGTACACAGACCAGACGGGATTGTGGCAGGATCTGAGACTTGGGATCATCTCATTAACTCACGTAAGGTTAAGTCCATACCGTATCCGTGGTCAGGTCTTAACGAACTTGTCAAAGGTGTCAGACCCTTTGAGCTTGTCACCATCACCTCAGGCAGCGGCATGGGTAAGTCTCAGCTTGTTAAGGAGGTTGAATACTTCCTGTTCAATGCCACTGAGGACAACATAGGCATACTAGCCCTTGAAGAGTCTTTGTCCCGCACTACGCTAGGGCTTATGTCAATGGCGGCTAACAAGCCACTACACTTAGACGAAGACGCAGACACACTCAGCTTCAAGCCTTACTGGGACAGCACGTTAGGATCTAATAGGTTCTTCATGCTGGACCATTGGGGGTCTACGGGTGAGGACACCTTGATGTCACAAATCCGATACTTAGCTAAAGCTATGGACTGTAAGTGGATCATTTTAGACCATTTATCCATTGTAGTTAGCAGTCAGGAAGGTGGGGATGAACGTAAGAACATAGATGCTATCATGACAAAACTCAGGACTTTGGTTCAGGAGTTAGGCGTAGGTCTATTCTTAGTCAGTCATCTTAAACGCAGCAGCGGTCAGGCTCATGAGGACGGAGGAAAGATCTCATTGTCTGAACTCAGAGGGTCACAGGCCATCGCTCAGTTGTCGGACATTGTTCTGGGTCTTGAGAGGGATCAACAACACGATGATGAAGAGGTACGCAATACGACCACACTTAGGGTGCTCAAGAATCGCTACACGGGCTTGACAGGCCCAGCGTGTTACTTGAAGTACGACAAAGTGACTGGTCGCATGTTGGAGACAAACAAACCAAGCGTAATAGAGGAGTTTTAAGACCAATGGGTATGCTAAATGGTTTATTGGATTCTGAGAATAACTTAGAAAATAAAGATAAAACTTTAGAGGAAGAGTTAGAATATAACAAGGAACAGTCTAGGCTTTTAGAGATACGGAACTATCATAAGGAGCAATATAGCAACCCTTATAAAAGAGAAGTCATACGCTTAGAAACATTAATAGAGCTAGAAAAGTTCAATATACACATAGATGATTATGAAGTCTCAGGTCAAATTATAATAAACAACAAGTTTGTATACGCTCTTCTTTCTGGTAGATGGCGTATTAAAGGTAAAAATACGTGGTACTGGAGTAAAGATCCTAAGCATTTTGTTGAAAACTACGTCTTTAGAAATAAAGAAAAAAATACGATACGAAGCCATGTTTTGAAACCCAGAACAAAAAAGGAGGTTTTAAGTGATTTCTAGTTACGATGACATTATAGAGCGGGTAGTGACAACACCCATCATGACTAAGGCGCATGAGAAGTCAATGGAGATGGGAACCCTAAAGAACTCAGTGACTAACGGCGCTGGTAATCTTGTAGGGTTTGTGGGTGAAGGTTTAGTTCATGAATACTTGCAGGATCAGGGTCAGATGTGCGGCTGGACTAACACGTATGACTATGATATAATATTGGAAGGAGACATAACGATTGACGTAAAGTCAAAGCGTACAGGTTTCCCGCCCAGACTTGATTATGAATGTTCAATCACTGCTTTAAATACTAAACAGAAGTGTGACGTATACGTATTCACTAGGGTACGTAGCGACATGACTATAGGTTGGATCTTAGGTTTCTTGCCAAAGAGCGAATACTTTGACAAAGCAACCTTTATGGAGAAGGGAACTGTTGACTCTTCTAATGGATGGAAGGTAAAGTCGGACTGCTACAACGTGCCGATTAATGAGCTGAGACCAATACATGAACTTATTAAACAAAACGCTGATACTTGACATTGAGACTGACGGTCTTGACCCCACTAAGATCTGGTGCTGTGCTACCAATCTGTTTGGGACTGTGTACGATTCTGAGACATTCAAAGCACAGTTAGCAGAGCTGGACGTACAGAGGATTGTAGCCCACAACGGCATAGGATTTGACTATCCTGTTATGTCTAAACTGTGGGATGTTGACTGGTCTGGGTACGAGCTTATGGATTCGTTAGTCCTGTCAAGACTGGCTAATCCTCCCAGAGAAGCTGGTCACAGCCTACGCCAGTGGGGTGCTCGTTTAGGCTTCCCCAAAGGTGAGCATGAGGACTGGTCACAGTTAAGCCCAGAGATGGTCAAGTACTGTGAGCAGGACGTAGCGGTCACTGTGCGTGTTCTGGAGTGCTTACAGGACGAGCTGGTAGGTTTCAGCGAAGAGTCCGTAAAGCTTGAGCATGACGTTCAGAGGATCATTCAGCAGCAAATTAAGAATGGCTGGTTGATTGACCCTAAA